CCTTGCCCGGGCATGGACTGAAAGCCTTCGACCGTGGACTGCCCTTTAAGGGTTTCGTTTACATCCCCGGCTGGTTGCCACTGAAGCTCCCCGACCACATTCCATGCCTCGCCGTTAATCGTAAGGGAGGCAGACCCTGCAAGAGGGCCACGATAAACACTCATGGTTTCTTTCTATCCCTTACGATTTGGTGAAGCGGATGTCCGCCGCCAGATCCCAGAGCTGGTTGGCAAAGTCATAGGGCAATTGCAGCATGACCTGCCCGCCGCCCGCATTCTGGTAGACAATCTTGGTTGCGAACGTATCCGGGTTCTGGACCCAGAGCTGTGTTGCCTGCCAGCGGTAACGGGCAACTGCAGATGCCGCGATCAGCTGGGCCGTGGTCGCCTGAGCGCCTGCTGGGATCTTGGTTCCATCTGCCACAAGGATGTAGCGGGCATACAGGGACGCGAGATATGTGCGCATGTCCTGCATACAGACCTGGGCGGTCAGCAGGGTTTCGATGTCCAGATAGCTGTCATCGGGCACACCGGATGCATTTTCCTGATAGGTGGTCACCAGCCGTTCGGTCAGGACCGTCCCGCTGTCATCCACTGTAAAGGTGGCCAGTCCATCATGGAGGAAGCTATTGCGCTCATCAAAGGCAAAGCGCCCTGCATCCGTGGGAGGCATGACAGTCAGCGCCAGACCACGCACAGGCAATGCGGGATTTTCACGCATGGAGACCGCGGTAACTGCTGTCAGCTGCGCTGCCCATGACATGGGAGACGATGGACTGTCTGAAATGGGCATAACCGTCCCATGCGGGTCGTTCTGCGCCAGACCAAAGGTAGTGGCCTCACCATAGGTGCCACGCAGGGCAGTAATGTGGTGCCCATAGAGCTGCTCCATGGGGGACCAGCGGCCAATGCTGTTATCAAACAGGTCCTTGAACGCTGTCAGGCTGGCCGTGTCGGTATAGGGATGACCGACTAGGTCATAAACACGGGTGCCCAGATTGGCCAAAGCCGTCGCAAGGCTGCTGGGGTTCTGTGTTCCACCAGAAGGCTGGGAGATGGTCACGCTCAAACCGGACGGAATGCTCTGGCCGCCAGCGGTCCCCAGCAGTGAGACGCCAAGCTGGATGGCATTTCCGGCCAGCCCTTTGTTACGGGCTGTCACGGTAACAACACCAGCCGCCGCAGTTACAGTAACTGGCAACCCTGTCACACCCTTGGCCGCGATCACCACATTGGCTGCCACAGCCGCCGCTGTATCCCCCACTGACACGCCCACCGGCACAAGCTGATCGGCAACATACAGCGCCAGTGTGCCAGCAGATGTGGCTGTGCCCGCCAGCGTGAAACTGCCCACTGCAGGCTGGGCGGCTTCATCATCCAGCAGAGGCAGAACCCAGACCTCGCCAGAACTATCAATCGTGCGGTAATCGCGGACCATGATGTGACACTGGGAGCCTTCGCCATATTTGGCGATGGCATCACTGACACCACCCGATATAGCCACAGCACCTGGTGTACCTGTGCCCGTGGCCAGCATTTGCCCGACCAGCAGAATACGGCGAGCGGCACTGGCGGTATTAGCCCCGGTGTTATCCAGAGCCAGATAGAAGCCAGGCACACGGTTGCTGGTAGAATAGCCTGGGACCATGATGCTTGCGCTCATGCCGTGGCCCCTTTCTGCTCAATAGTTGCGGGCTGTGCTGCGGCCGAGGCCTGCACTACTGGAGAGGCTTTCTGCACATCACCACACGCCAGAGCGCGCAGCCAGAAAGCTGTGGACGGCACCTCGGCCCCCTGTTCAGACAGGAGACGCAAGGATGCCGGCCACCGGACCGTGCGGCCCGGAGCTGGTTTTACAAACATGTTGGCGAACCTCAGTTAGAGGAAAGAGGCACCTTGAACCCGGCAAAATCGTCATTGCCGTTGGCCTGCACCTGCCCGATGAGCTCAGTGGCGGGCATGCCCTCTTGGGGATAGTATTCGATGTATTCCAGCCCCAGCAGCATACGCACTTCGCCAGTGTGCTCGGCTGTCTGGCTGTTGATCATCAATTCGGTTTCAATATCCGTGATCTGGGTAATCATACCTTGCAAAGTCGGGTCGAGCACAAGGGCAAGCTCAATTTGCTCAGCGAATATATCCAGATTGGCAGAAACCTCGGTTGGCGTTTTGCCACATAGCAAGGCGCGGATGGCCAGCGTGCTAACACGGGTAAAGCCTGGCCCATTGCGGCCTGTACTGGTCGCCCTGTCCCGTGGAGCCGTTAAAAGGATGGCCGGGAGCATATCAGGCGTTGCAGGCAAACTACGGTCGACCATGACGTTCTGGCCAGCAAGAGTTTTACCGGCAATGAGCGCCTTGGCTGCTGTATCCTTAAGCAACACACGGTAAAGGGTCATGGGCTGGCACTCGCAACGTTGAGGAAAATATCCGCCCCACCATGGCTATCTTTCTGAACTTCCCTGATTGTGTAGGTCTTTCCTCGGACCACCATTGTGTCGCCCTGCAATGGCTCAGTAGGGAAGTCAGAAAGAGAAACGCCTAGATGTGGCACGCCAGCAGTCAAGTTTGTCGGCATAAGACCGTCGGCGTCATCAATGACGGCGAGCGGTCTGTAACCTTCATCAAATATGGCTGGAACCTGCTGTGAAACGCCACTGGACGCGGACGTCCATATGACAGGCCCTTCCCGCTCTGGATCTTCACCAAAGATACGGAGATTAGGGGCAAGGACTAGGCTTGCCCAATCTATCGCCATAACTGCTCAGGCGCCAACACGGCCAGACATCAGGATTTCTGGACGTGTGCAGATATGGAGAGGGTAGGAATAGGCCTCCATACGCCACCAGAAATTGCGGTCACGGTCAAAAATGGGAATGATGTAAATGGGACGGCCGAGGGTATTAACCCATTCCACAGCTTCCCCCGGTGCCAGTGCCCGCTGAAACACGCCGGGGGCTCCTTGTGGGAAAAACTTCACCTTGTCAGTAGGCACCGCAATGGTGGAGTTATCGTTCGAACCACGATAGTTGAACCAGCTGATACCGCCAAAATCCATGGCTTCAAACGCAGTGCCCTTGCGCAGTTCACGCGCGGCTTCCCAGTTGAAGTAGGTGGTCAGAACATCCTTGTGGGCAATCAGAGCATCCCAGAAGTCATCGCCACACATGGCCATGACACGGGTTGAAGGAAGCCACGCCCCCTGTGCCTGACGTGCCATATACCGCACGATCTTGTTGCACTGTTGCCGCAGACTGCCCAGAACAGGATCAGCAGCATCGAGGTTGAAGCCGATTTCCTTTGGCCGTGTGATGCCAAACTCTTTTGCCCAGTCAAAGAGCAGCGTGCCATCCGCGTCCAACAGCAGGCCCTGAACTGCCGCAAGGCGATGCAATTCCCACGTGTATTCCATGTTAGCTGTAAGACCGGTTGGCCCGGACAGACGACGAGCCACTTCGGTCTGGACCTGCATCAGTACGGACTCTGTTCCGAATTCACGTACGTTCTGCAGCTCCGTGGCGTAAACCGTATCGCCATGGGCCAGACGTGGTGCCTCAAAATAGCGCATCTTGCGCTTTTCTGTCCGACGTTCGGTAAGAGGAGCGCCACGATCACTGGTCGGAATAACGATCAGCTGTTGATCACGATGTTCGACCGCGAGTGCCGTGGTCCGAATGGGCAGATCTTCAAAAAGACCCAGATCGCCAATGCCAGTCGGCAGGAAGGGAACCCGGTCCACATAGCTTGTGAGAGAAATGGAGGTAAACGGATCCTGCCGGAAGACGTCAAGAATACTCATATGCCAATCCTGAGCTCACAAAAAAAACCGACAGCCCGAATGCTGTCGGTTTGATGCAGAGCTATTGCTTCAGGTGAAAAAGAAACGAGGTGCAGCGCGGCCTTAGCGCGAGACAATGCCTGCTACGGCCAGCTGGTTCAGCGCTTCGGACTGTAACGTTGCAACATTGGCTGCACTTGTAACGGCAGGATCCCAGCAGAGCTCCTGTTCGTTGACCTCTGCCAGACGTGAGACAACGGCCACGTGCCGGGCCGTTTCGGCCTCGACATACACACGATCAAACAGAACTGCTGCAGCTGCCGCAGCCCCGGTGTAAGGGACATACTGCTTGGGACCACTGGGCACCACAACAATGGTGAACGTATCCCCGGCCACAAAAGCGGTGGTTCCTGCGGATATAGTGAAGGAAAGCCCCCCCACATCGAGCGCAGTACCTGTACCCCCCACCGCAAGCTGCGAGCCATCTGGGCCAGCAACGGTGTAGTTTGTCGCATCTGTAAACACGATTTCGTAATTGGAGGGCTTTGTGCCTGCTGCAACGGTAATCGAACCGATGGTCCCATTGCCGGTATTGCTACCACCCACCACAAAGTCGGCAATGACTGTCGAGACATCGCTGAGGACAAGCCCGGCCTCAAATGAAATATCGGCCGAGGTTTCGTTCACCAGTTCCCCTTTATCGCGTGAGAGATAGCCATTGGCTTCACGGATAAGGAAGGCACCAGTGTAAAAATGTTCGTTAAGAACAGGACTGACCATTTGGGTCGCCTTTGCTTTTCCAAAGTGATGGAAGGATTATTTGCGGATAACGCCTGCGCGCTTTGCTGCTGCATCCCAACTGGAATCAATGCTGGTCTGGCGCGACACGCCGGGGGCACTGGCACTCACGCGCTGCTGCCCAAACTGGGCCATGGCATCCGCCAGCGCACCACCACGGCGGGATGCCCCTTTTGCTGCCGCTTTCAAAAGACCTTTGGCCTCAGACCGGGGGAGTGAAGTGTTGAAGGCAAGGTGAGCGGCAAGGTCTGGCCGATCCGCCGCAGCTTTGGTCGCAAAGATAGCGGCACAGCGGGCACGCTCACGCGCACGGGATGCTCTGGCGTTGGGGTCGTCGTTGTCTTCTTCGTCTTCCTCATCGCCTTCAGCATCGGCATCATCGTCCCCACGTGCGCGGCTACGGCCAGATGGTGTGGTGTTGTCATCACCTGGGTTGGTGTCATCATCATCACCACGTGCGCGGCTGCGACCAGATGGCGTGGTGTTGTCATCATCGGGGTTAGTGTCATCATCACCACGGGGCCGATTACGACCAGAAGGTGTGGTGTTGCCATCATCCTCATCGCCATCATCGGCGCTGGGAGGAGCATTATTTTCCTGGTCATCATCTTCAGCACGGCGGGCATTGCGGCCAGCTGATGCCCCACCAATCAGATGAGAGAACGAGAGAGCACTCTTCAGGCGTGATTTTGCCATTCGGGTATATCCTTGAACAGACTGCGCAAGCGCAGGTCAGAGAGAGCGGATGAGGTTTGCAAAAGCTGCGTCGGGGGCGCACACTTGATCAGCTAATCCGGCAGAAACCCCGGAAGCCCCCATGAATGTGCGCGCCTCAAACCCTTTTACGACCGAGGTTTTCAATCCCCGGTTGCGGGCAACCGTTTCGCAGAACAGTGCGCCCATCTGGTCAATATCGGCTTGGATACGGGCCAGTGCGCCTTCGGACAGGCTCTCATATTCAGAGCCTTCCGCTTTATAAGCGCCATACCGAACCATTGTGACCACCACCCCCGCCTTGGAAAGCGATTGTGAGAGGTCAACATGCATAAGAATGACGCCTATGGAGCCTGTGCCACCTGTGCGCGGCACGGTGATACGGTCTGCAGCCGAAGCTAGCGCGTAAGCAGCGCTGAAGGCATTCTCATCCAAAATTGCATGAATGGGCTTTTGCCCACGGGCCTGAAAGATGAGGTCCACCAGATCAAAACAGCCGGCTACTTCCCCGCCCGGGCTGTCAATGTCCAGCACAATGGCTTTGACTGACTTGTCATTCAGGGCATCAAGAAAATTCAGGCGGACGCCATCATAGCCAGTCATGCCTGAAAAAGGGCGCAAGCTATTCAGTTTTTGCACCAGAGTGCCCTGAATAGGAATAACCGCGACGCCAGCCACCACATCGTAATCTTTTTCGGTAGCGCGGTCTGCTTCATCCAGAGCAATCATGCCCGGCCCCATGGCAATGGACCGGCCATCATGGAACATGTGCGCAATCCCCAGACGGTCCGCTAAGGCCGCCACAACGATCTCGGCTTTCTGCGGGTGGATGGCAATGGGTGTATTAAACATCCGTTGCGCAAGGTGTGGAAGGCGACTCATTGTGGGTCCGGTGTTTGTGTTGTCTGGTTCACAGGCGCACCCATGGCCCACTGCGGGAATGGGAGGCCGCGCTCTTTCATCATCTGTCGTTCAGCGCTGCGCTGATCGAGCACTTCTTCATAATCAAGGCCCTGTTCAGCGCATTCGCGCTCAAGCGTGCCAAAACCAGCATCCAGCCCCAGTACGGCACCTTGACGTTCGGACACGGGATCAACCCACCCACGACCTGGGCCAATCCAGTGGCAACGGGAGTAGGCAGTCCGGGCTTCTAGAAAATCCGGTGCATTGTTGGGCAGTGGCAGGCGTTTCTGGTCGAACATCTCTTCCAGAACCGAGCAATAGACTGGATTGGCGAAACTGACAGCAAAGTCACCCCGCCGGCGGTTCATGGTCTTCCACATTTCAAGCATTGATGAACGAGATGAACTGTAGTTTGTCTTCGAATAATCCATACTCAGCTGCTCGGCTGATGTGCCAATGGCTGCCGCAAAATTACGAAGAAAGGCACTTTGGAAGGCATCAAAACCGCTGTTTGGTCTTGTGGATGCAACAGTTTTGACTTCTTCGCCGGGCGGCATGACCGGCACCCTGACACCGCCAATGGTAAGCGGGTTATCCTTATGCCAGCCTTCCCGAAGGTTCTGGTATTCAGTCAGTTCTCCATCTTCCATTCCTGATCGCACATCTTCGGGATCGTACGGACTTTGTACAAACGTGGCGAAAATGGTCTGAACGAGGGCTTGCTGGAGTTCAGCCTGATCA